CTCAAGGCAGGGGTAGACCTGTCAAAACGCTAAGGAGCGCAAATGATCCGCACATTCGGAGAACACCTCCGCACAGAAATTCGTAAGGATATGGACGACATGGTCGATGGCTTAGCCACCGGCAGCGCCCGTAACTACGAAGAATACGCCCACATGACGGGTGTCATTAAAGGCTTGGCGCAAGCTGAGCGGTTACTACTCGACCTCATGGAGGCCGCAGAAAAGTCTGACGACTAAGGAGTGTTTATGACTTCAGCCGAACAGGCTGCACCACAGCTCACTGAGCAGCAAATCCCGAAACCGACGGGCTATCGGTTACTGGTAGCGATACCAGAAGTAAAGGAAACGTACGGCGATTCAGGCATTGTTAAGGCCGCCACCGAGATGAAGAACGAGGAAATCTCGACGATGGTCGTCCGTGTCATCGACATGGGCCCTGACGCGTACAAGGACGAGAAGAGGTTCCCAAACGGACCTTACTGCCAGATTGGCGATCACGTCCTGATCCGTGCTTATTCCGGCACGCGCTTCAAGATTCACGGTAGAGAACTGTTCCGAATCATCAACGATGACTCGGTCGAGGCCGTGGTTGAAGACCCATCGGGTTATTCCCGCATTTAGGAGTAGAACATGGCACAAGCCGCCGAACGAGATGATTTTGAGGATACCGAATTTGTAATCGGCTCTGATCCGTCTGGCATGCCTCCGGGTATGAAAAACAAAAAGATGGAAGAAGAAGTTGATGTAGAAATTGAAGATGACGAACCGGCCAAGCCTAAAAAAGAGGCTAAGAAAAAGGCCGAGGAAGACGATTTCGAGCTTGAGATTGTCGACGACACGCCTCCAGCCGACCGCAACCGCAAGCCGCTTCCTGAAGAAGTTAAGGAGGAACTGGAGCAGGACGAGACTGAAGAGTACTCGGCCAAGGTCAAGCAGCGGATCGACCAACTGAAGAAGGCGTGGCATGACGAGCGCCGGGCGAAAGAAGAAGCCGCCCGTGAACGCGAGGCTGCTGCTCAATACGCTAAGCAGCTTCAAGCTGAACGCGACCGCCTCCGTGGCGAGTTGAGTCAGGGTGAAAGTTGGGCTCTGGAGCAGGCTAAAGAACGTGCTGAGTTGGCTGTTGCCGCAGCGAAGCGTGAGTACCGTGATGCCTATGAGCAGGGTGACTCTGACGCGATCGCTGAAGCACAGCAGAAACTAGCGCGTGCGACATATCAGGCCGACCAAGTATCTGCGATGGCTCCACGCTACGCTGCACAAGAAAACAGTGCTTTACAGCAACAACCTGCACAGGTATATAATCAACCTCAACAACCGCGTGTTCGCGCGCCTGAGCCTGATTCCAAGTCAAAGGAATGGGGCGATCGCAACAAGTGGTTTGGGAATGATGATGAAATGACTAGCTTCGCGCTGGGCCTTCATCAGAAGTTGGTTAAGGACGGCGTGCCGCCCTCTACCGACGAATACTTCGAGCGCATTGACGCTCGCATGCGTGAGGTGTTCCCCGACAAGTTCGAGGATGCAGCTCCCAAAAAGGAAAAGCGTCGACCCTCTACCGTCGTCGCCTCCGCCGGAAGAACTCCGAAGGGGAAGAAGGTAGTGCTAACACAGTCGCAAGTAGCGATGGCTAAAAGACTGGGGATTTCTCCAGAAGCCTATGCTCGCGAAGTGATGAAACTGGAGAATAGTAATGGCTGATGAAACTCGTAACCGTGAACCTCGTCCGGTAGCACGCTCGCAAGCAAACCGTGAAACGACTGCGCGTAAGAAGCAGTGGGCACCTGCATCCCTGTTGCCTGAACCAACACCTCAAGAGGGTGTTACGTTCCGTTGGATCCGTAAGTCCATGTTGGGCGTAGGTGATCCGACGAACTTTTCGCGTAAAGTGCGTGAGGGCTGGGAAACCTGTCGTCTTGAGGACCACCCTGAGCTGGAGCTTCACGTTGATAGTGACGCCGCAGCATCTGGCCTCGTAGAGATTGGTGGCCTAATCCTCTGCAAGATGCCGACCGAGTTTGTAGAACAGCGTAATGCCTACTACAACAAGACGAGCAAAGCTCAGATTGAATCGGTCGACAACAACTTTATGCGTGAGAATGACCCGAGAATGCCGCTTTACAACGAGCGAAAGTCGACGGTTAGTTTTGGACGTGGTTCGTAGAACCTTCGTTTTTTCCTTTTAGGAGAGTTATCTCATGGCATATCCGACTGTTTCTGCCCCTTACGGCATGATTCCGGTCAAGATGGTCAATGGCAACCCTTACAATGGCGCTACCCGTGCTTATAAGATCGAATCAGGTAACACTGACGTGATCTATAACGGTGACGTTGTTGCACTGGCTGCTGATGGCTATGTTGATCGTGGTGCTTTCGACGCTGCTATCGCTGCTGTTGGCGTGTTCGTTGGCTGTTCTTACACTGATTCGACCTATGGTCTGACCTTCCGTAACTACTATCCGGGTAGCATTACTGCTTCTGACATCACTGCATACGTAGTTGATGATCCGAACGTACTGTTCAAGATGGCTGTTACCAATGGTAGCGGTGTAATTAGCTCCCTCGCTCAGTCCGCTGTTGGTTCTAACGTCGCTGGCGACGAAGGCGCTTCCGCTAACGGTTCTACCACTACCGGTAAGTCCTATGGCGGCGCTGACGCCACTTCTTCCGCTACTACCGCAACTCTGCCTTTCCGCATTGTTGAAGGTGTTGAGGAAACCAAGAACTCTTCCGGTAACTACACCGAAGTTCTGGTTAAGTGGAATGCTGGTCATCAGTTGACCAACGCCACCGGCATCTAATAGGAGTAATTTCACATGGCAATTTCACGCGCACAAATGGTGAAGGAGCTCCTGCCGGGCCTGAACGCATTGTTCGGTATGGAGTATGGTCGCTACGGCGAAGAGCATAAGGAAATTTTCGAGACCGAAAGTTCTGATCGCTCATTTGAAGAAGAAGTGAAGCTGAGCGGTTTCTCTGCTGCACCGGTCAAGGCTGAAGGCGATGCAATCAGCTACGACGCTGCACAGGAAGCGTTCACCTCTCGCTACAACCACGAAACCATCGCTTTGGGCTTCAGCATCACTGAAGAAGCGGTAGAAGACAATCTGTATGACAGCCTGTCCTCTCGCTACACCAAGGCTCTGGCTCGTGCTATGGCGTACACCAAGCAGATCAAGGCTGCCAGCGTTCTCAACAGAGCGTTCAACAGCAGCTACACTGGTGGTGACGGCGTTGAATTGTGCTCTACCGCGCACCCGCTGGTGTCTGGTGGTACCAACTCTAACGAACCGTCTACCGCAGCTGACTTGAACGAAACCTCGCTCGAAGCAGCTGTAATCCAGATCGGTGGTTGGACCGACGAGCGTGGTCTGCTGATCGCGGCTAAGCCGAAGAAGCTGATTATTCCTCGTGACCTGATGTTCGTGGCTACCCGTCTCCTGAAGACTGAAGGCCGTGTCGGCACCGCTGACAACGACGTCAACGCAATCGCTACCAACGGTGCGATTCCGGGTGGTTACGCAGTGAATAACTTCCTGACCGACACCGATGCGTGGTTCCTAACCACTGACATCCCGAATGGTCTGAAGCACTTCGTGCGTACTCCGATGACCACCAAGATGGAAGGTGATTTCGACACCGGCAACGTACGTTATAAGGCGAGGGAACGCTACTCTTTTGGGTGGAGCGACCCACTGGGTATCTTTGGTAGCCCCGGCGCCTAAGCTAAATCCTTGATTTTCAAGGTAAAAGCCCCCGCAAGGGGGCTTTTTTATGTCCGGCTGTTGTGTTTTTCATTTAGGGTGGTATGATCTCTGAACCCAACAGGAGATTACCCGTGTCGAAATTACCAAAGACCAGAGCTGAGGCTAAAGCCGCAGGGTCCCCGCGCTACAACACCGGTAAGCCGTGTAAGCATGGACATGTGGCGGATCGTTTTACTTCGAGTGGAAGCTGCTCAGAATGCCTCGCACCACGCCGCCGAGAAGGCATGCGCAGATGGGCTGCGGCTAACCCAGAAGAAAAGAAGCGCCGCGCTGCCGAGTGGTACGACAAGAACCGTGACGAGATCATTGAGCGCGTGCGCGAAAATTACTACGCCGACATCGACAAAAGTCGTGAACGCGCCCGTGACTACGCTGCTCGACACCGCGAGAAAGCCATACGGCGAGCTATAGAATGGAGAAAAGCTAACCCAGACAAAAAACGTTACGCCGATTTACGTTGGAGAAAAGCTAACCCCGATTTAGATAACAGTCTTAAAGCCAAATACAGAGCCGCACGCAGGCAAGCCTGCCCACCGTGGCTAAATAAGGAAATGCTTAACCAGATCCATGAGATTTACAAATTGCGACGCCAAATTTCTGAGGCTACAGGTGTGCCCCATGAGGTCGACCATATCGTGCCGCTACAGGGTGGAACCGTGTGCGGGCTGCACGTGCCGTGGAACCTTCGCGTCATCACCAAAGAAAAAAATAACCGTCGCCCCCGCCTCTGGAAATCTCCTTGACGACCTAAATTCCTAAGCGTATAAAGCACTTAGGTCTGGGACTTCCAGCCGCGTCAACCGACCCAGCGGACTTTGCAGAGATGACGCGGTTAGTGCTGCAACACGGAGATATTCTGATGGGCACTACTGTTTTTTCTGGTCCGATTAAAACCGGTACCGTTCGTGAAGGTTCTTCCGCAAACGTCGGCAACGTAGTGTTGTCTCAGACCGCTACTGTCGCATATACCGATGATGGCTCCGCTGTATCCATCGCTACCATCCCGGCTAACTCCCAGATCATCGACCTGTACGTTGACGTACTTACCGCGTTCAATGGTTCTAGTACTGACGTGTTGGACATCGGCGACGGCACCACCGCAAACCTGTACGCAGACAACCTCGACTTGTCTTCTGCTGCACGTGTTCGTGGCTCTAGCGACGCCTCTCAGTTGGGTGAACTGGACGATGTTGGCTCTTCTGACGTTACCATTTACGCAACTTACACCGACGCTGGTAGCGACTCCTCCGCTGGTTCTGCTCGCGTAACTGTCGTTTACGTACAGAAGTAATCGGCCACTGGCCTTTATTTGTAGCCCTTCGGGGTCTTTGAAAGAGGATTTAACATGGCAGATGCAGTAACTTCTCAGACTCTGGTGGACGGGCCGAAGACTTCGGTCCTGAAATTCACCAATGTCAGTGACGGCACAGGCGAATCCGCCGTGGTCAAAGTGGACGTATCCGCTCTGGCGGACTCTCCGTCTAAGGTCAAAATCATGCAGGCGTGGTTTGCGACCGATGGGATGTCAGTCGATGTCCTGTTTGACGCGACCTCCAATGTTCTGGCCTTTACCGCTCCGGCAGGCATGACCGACCACTTGGATTTCCGTTCTTTCGGCGGTATCCAAAACAATGCAGGCACGGGCGTGACCGGGGACATCCTGTTCACGACTCGCGGGCATACGGCGGCAGATACTTACTCCATCATTCTCGAAGTCAGCAAGAGCTAAGGAGCTGACATGGCAGATAAGAAGCAAGCGCCGAAACCCCCAGTAGTAGGTGAGCCGAGCAAGGCTGATCCTATTGTTGACGTGCAAAAGGGGCTGGAGAATTGGTGTAAAGCCAATCCTGACTCCGATTATTGCTACGTACGGCCTGAAGATCGTAGAAAGGCAGGTGGCAAAGTGAATCGTTCAAATATGCCTAAGCAGATGAAGTACCGCAAGGGCGGCATGTGTAAGCCTAAGAAAATGGCCTCCGGCGGCAAGGTCCGTGGCTGCGGTAAGGCGAAACGAGGCGTTCGCAAAGCGAAGATGTACTAAGACATGGCTACCAGCGGAAGTCAGGATTTTAAGCTAGATGTCGCCGATGTAATTGAGGAGGCGTACGAGCTTATCGGCCTTGAGATGCGCACCGGTTACGATGCGCGTAAGGCCCGTCGCAGCCTGAACATTATGTTTCAGGACTGGACGAATCGTGGCGTCAACCTCTGGAAAGTGGTTCAGGTTAGCCAGACGATGACCTCCGGTACGGCGAACTACGCCATGAACGCGTACGACATCGACGTGCTGGAGGCTGTAGTCCGCCGCAGTGGCATCGACTACAGCTTAGACCGCATCACCCGCGAGGATTACCTCAACTTGCCTAACAAGTCACAGACTGGCAGGCCCACACAGTTGTATGTCGAGCGCACGGCGACCCCTAGTTTTTATGTGTGGCCTACCCCTGAGAACAGCACTGACGTGGTGATTACGTACCGCGTGCAGCGCATTCAGGATGCTGACACGCTGACCAACGATGTAGACGTACCAAGCCGGTTCATCCCGGCGATGGTGTCTGGGTT